TGCTAGCAGTATTGTCGCCGGAGTTATCAACGGTATTACTTATAACACGGTTGATAATGATAACAATTTTAGAATTACATTACAAAAAGGTATGATGGAATACTATTATGACGGTAATTTGCTTGGCGGATTATACGCTACCGGTGATAAAGCAACTGGTAAAGTTAACGGATTTGCTATTTGGAACAACCCCGGATATATTTTCAGTATTAACCAATCTGACAAAACCGGTACGCTTTCAATCCCCGTTTTTCAAATCCCCGCCAATTCAACAATCGATAATCCTCTATATATTTTAAACGGATATGCGACAAGTGACTTAGCAACAAAAGAGAGCTTGTATTCCGCAAAAGATTATTACACCGATGGTGACATAATCAGTCAGAAAAGTGACACTTTTTGGATTAAAAATTCTAGCCAAGTTATTATCAGCGGTGATGGTGGCAAAGGGAACCAGCTAAACGTTTATGGTGATCGGGTTGATGTTTTAGGTAACTTTACCGTGTATAATGGCACCAAGAACGCGGCCAGCGTTACGCGTGATGGTGTGCGTGCTACGCCAGCTTATGAAATGGCTGAAAGTTGGTTCGGCGATATGGGCGAATCAACTACCGATGGTAATTGTGAAATTGCTGTGCCAATTGATCCAATATTCGGTGACATTGTAAACACCAGCATTAAATATCAAGTATTTTTGCAAAGTTATAGTAAAGCGCATGTTTGGGTTGAAACGCGTAACGAAGACGGATTCGTTGTAAAATCTGACAAGCCTAATGCTGATTTTGCATGGGAATTAAAGGCTAAACGTCGCGGATATGAAGACGAACGATTGGTTAAAACTGATATGACATTAGATGAAGTAAAGAAAATTGAAGAAGGAACTGGTACAATTAGTAATGACGAATACAAAGAATACAAAGGTGGTAATGTAGATGGCAATTAGAACATACGACATTTTGCTTGATAGCTACAACTCTACAATCCCAGAGCCGATTGTAGGTCGTCAAGGCGATAAGAATGGTGCCGTTACGTTGCACGTAACAATCACTGACCGTGGAACAGCAATTGACTTGACAGGAGAAACAATTAATTTGGTTGCTAAAACCGCAAATGGAACCGCGGTTTTAGCCGATAACGCAGGTGTAACATTGACTGACGCTTTAAATGGAAAATTTGATTACGCGATTCCTAATGCGTTATGGTCTGAAGCGGGTAAGATAAAAGATGCTTATTTTTCTTTGAACGATACAAATGGCCAGCAAACGACATATGACTTAATTTTTATTGTTAAAAAAGCGATTGACATTAGTCAAGACAAAGCTGACGACTACATTACTATCATCGATGGAACACTACGTGATTTAAAAACTAAAGTTGATGCAATTTATGAAACGTATAAAAATGGTGATTTCTATAGCAAAGAGGAATTAGATGGAATTATTATACCTATCAACAATTCAATTAGTAAAATAAATTCTGATTTTTATGGTATTCATCATATGGACTACGCAACGGTTTCCACAACAGTCAGTACAACTTTAATGCCGACTAGTAGTTACGAATTTGCTCATATTGCTAAGCAAGGCGCAGATGCAGCTTTAATTGTTATGGTTAACTTGACATCTGAAACTGATCCAAATCCTGTTATGTTGGATGATGCACTGGTCAATCAGGCAATCAATAATGCTAAATCAGCTGGCGTTAAAATTACGATGTTAAAACCGCATTTAGGTATTAATTGGTCTGACGGTTTTGATCGAGCTCACTATAATCCGTCTAATCTAGATGCTTTCTTTACGAATTGGACTATAATCTTGAACCATTATGCGGATATTTGCATTGCCAATGATATTCCACTGCTGTGTATTCAATGTGAACAAAATTTATTGACAGTTAATAGTAATCTACCATATTGGTGGAAATTAACCGATGCTATTCGACGGAACCATGCTAACCTGTTATTAACAACGGCGACTAACTCAATTTTTTTCGATGATAATCAAACTGATATTTTTTATACGGTTGATTTGATTGGGGTGAATGTTTATACTAATTTCACTTACAAAGTTGATGACGGAACCTTAACGTTTGCTGATGTTAAAGGCGCCTACTATGATAATGAGCATTCAATGAATTATATGCAGCGTATTGATTCGTTAGCTTATAAATTCCAGAAAAAAGTTTATATCACTGAAGTCGGGCTCATGGCACAAGACGATGGCTTAATTCATTTGCTAAGTGATCATCCAAATAATTTACCACGTAATTATCATGCACAAGCACTAGGCATGAGCGTATTCTTTGAAGAGCTACTATCAAATAAAAACATTTGCGGTTTTTCCTGGTGGCACACTAATGCGCCATTTGATTATTTTAATGATAAAGAAACAACGGAATCAGAACAGACAATGATTGACTATATTAAGAAGGTGAAATAATGAGCGTTAATGCAAGAAAACAGCCAATTAAATACGAGCGCAATCCATTTCCGCAGTACGATCGCTTTTATTATCAGCGGACCCGTAACACAGGTAGTGATAGCTGGTTTCGCATTTACAACATTGATCTGCAAAAAGATCCAAGCTCTAAAAAGGAACGTGATCGTCGCTTTAATCGGTTGTTATTAGACGGTTATGTCTATGCCGGTATAGATGATGGCGAGCAGGCCGCTTATTTTCTACATTCGTATGCTGCCATTAAAACCTCTGGTGGATTAGTTAAAAACTTAAATTTGAATCCTATCTATGAAGACAAAAAAGATAATAAGCAGCGTATTTTTGAATTCTCGTTTTTTACCAAGCAAAATGGGGACGATTATAATGTTCAACTTTGGGTGCATATAACCGGATCATATACGCAAATGACACTTCAACCAGTACTATTTGATCACTTACATTCAGTTGATAGCTCTTATTATCCAGGCTCGAATGAATGGTATCCGCGCTTTATGCAAATGAACACAACGTTGGATGTGCTAAAAAATAACCAAGCCTATACAACTGAAACCCTAAAAGCATTACTAACTGGTTATTCTGAACAGAATACCGTTATGCAAACGATTAGTTATAATCCGCCATTTTGGTATAACAATAATAATGCCACATTTAATCTTCCTTATAACTGTCATACGATTGTAGCGTCTAATTCGGCAGCCACCAATTTACAAAATATTATTCCTGATGGCTGGTCATGCCCGCAAGGTTATAAATTAACAATTTACGGATGGAATGCTACCACCACTTTAATTAGTAGCTGTACGATGTCCGATAATAGTAGTAAGGATTGGCAGTTAGCTCTACAAGGGAACAATTATAAAATAATTAATGATATGTCAATCGAGCTGATAAATATTAACAATAAATGGGTGAAGGTGGGATAAATACGCAATTACAGTTTTAAGTCAATAAAGCTTAAAATAATGAATGACAGGATGTGAATGTTAATGCTAGAACATTTAAAGCGCAACCGATTCTGGTTCTGGAAATCGTTGGAAACATATGCGCTTGGTGCGTTATTTATTATCCGTCAAAACACAATTTCATTTTATCCACCAAGGCCATCGCTATTAATGTATTTCGATGACCCGCCATTTATATTTTTAATGGGGATTGTTGGAACGTTTACGATTGTCTATGCACTATGGGATATAAATAATTTAGCCTACAAATCAATCATGACGGGGTTATTGACGTTTGTATGGTTATTGTTTTTCATAGTATTCATGTTGTGGGATTGGGAGCAAGGTATCGTTGTCGGATTTGAAAGTATGTATGCCGCATTCGTGCTGGCATCAATTATTAATGAAATCGTGGTGAGGGGCTGAAATAATTGAGCGACGCTGTTATTACCGCATTAATCACGACGGCTGGATCGATTGCAGTAGCTTTTCTTACCGCGTTCTACGGTACGAAGCGTCCCGATCACAACGAAGAAGATTTAAAGCGGGCAATTGAAGATTTAAAGAAGCAGAATGATGAGTTAAGAAAGCAGGAGGAAAAGCATGAATAATATTTCAGAATTAATCGTAGCTGTTTCCACGGCACTAATTCCAATCGTATTCGCATGGATTGGTAAGGTATTGGCTAACAATAAGCAGGCTTTATCATTGCTAAACGCGTTGACACCATTAGCCGAAGCGGCTGTTACGGCTGCGGCACAGTTGGGAGTTGATAAATATTTATCTGGTGAAGCTAAGAAGTCAAAAGCAGTTCAGTATGTGATTGATGGATTAAATTCATTAGGATTTACGAATGCCGATGAAGTAACGGTAAAAAATGCTGTTGAAAAAGCATTCTCCGACTTGCAAGATGATTTATACAAAACTTATCCGCAAACAACCAACGATGCGCCGAAAAGCGCAGTTGATTTAAATGCAGTTGCGCAGTCTGCTGCGGCAGCTGCTATTGAATCAGCAACAGCGGCTAAACCAGCAACGGAGGTGTAGCATGAAAAAGAAGCTATTACTGTTAGTAGCATCATTAGCACTGTTCTCAATGCCATTAACTGCAATGGCTTCAAAAGGACAGTTCGGGGTCGACTGGGCTAAATATCAAGGCGCGAACGGTGTGTTTGGATATAGCAGCGACAAATTTGTTATCAGCCAATTGGGTGGGACAGTTAACGGTTCGATTTATGAGCAATACACTTACCCCACGCAAGTAGCTAGTGCAATTGCTGCTAAAAAACGTGCCCACACGTATCTATGGGGTGAGTTTGGTAGTAGCAAGGCGCAAGCTAAAGCTATGCTGGATTATATGTTGCCTAAGGTTCAGACACCTAAGGGTTCGATTGTGGCGTTGGATTATGAAAATGGTGCTAGTTGGGATAAACAGGCCAACACGGATGCAATCATGTACGCGTTAAAACGTATTAAAGACGCAGGCTACACGCCAATGTTGTATGGCTATCTTAATTATTTCAATGCTCATGTTTACCTCAGTCAGATTTCCGGAACGTACAAATTATGGTTAGGCGAATACCCAGATTACAATGTTACGCCTAAACCTAATTACAATTACTTCCCATCATGGGAGAACGTAGCGTTATTCCAATTTACCAGCACGTATATTGCAGGTGGACTTGATGGCAATATTGATCTTACTGGTATTACTGATAATGGCTATACGCATTCAGATAATCCTAAAACTGATACTCCGGCAATTAATGCTGGTAAAATTGCTGATGATACACCTAAACGTGATATTAAAGCTGGCGATAAAGTCAAAGTTAAATTTAATGCTAAGCATTGGGCAACTGGTGAAAGTCTTCCAAGTTGGGTACAAGGACAAACGTATACGATTAAATCAGTAAGTGGTAGCAAAGTGTTGTTATCTAGCATTAATAGCTGGATTGCAAAATCAAACGTTGAAATTCTGCAAACAAAGCCCGTAGCAAGCAATACAAAGCTACCTAACGGCGTTAAACGTGAATCCGGTACATTTACCGCTAACACAACATTACGTGTCTGGAATCGCCTAGGAACGTCATATACAGGTGTTAATTACTATCGTGGTGAATCCGTTCGTTATCAAGGATATATTCGCAATGGAAATTACGTCTATGTGGCCTATCAATCAGTTAGTGGTGCATGGCATTATGTAGCTGTTCGTGAAAATGGTGTTGCGTTAGGATCGTTTA